GAGGGTCAAAGGGTTGGTTCATTTATCCAACGCTACGCAAAATCCAGCCCGAAATCGTAGAACGCTGGAGCGCAGCATTTAGCAAGATATTGAAGGAGTGGGGCTGATGGCTACAGGTACACGCGCATTAACGCTCAAGCTATTAGCCGACGTTGATAACTTTACAAAGAATCTCAAATCAGCCGATACCGAGGTCAAAACCTTTGGCGATAAGGTTGGTGATTTTGGCAAAAAGGCTGGCCTAGCGTTTGCCGCAGCTGGTGCAGCCGCAGCCGCCTATGCAGGCAAATTAGCCATTGACGGGGTCAAGGCAGCCATCGAGGACGCTGCCGCACAGCAGAAGTTGGCTTTGACCTTAAAGAACGTCACAGGGGCTACAGAAGCCCAAATATCGGCAACAGAGGATTACATCACAAAGACATCTATAGCCTTTGGGGTTACAGATGACGAGTTACGCCCATCCATTGAGCGTTTGGCACGTGCGACAGGTGATCTTGAAAAGGCGCAGAAGCTACAGACAGTTGCCATCGATGTTGCAGCCGGATCAGGTAAATCGCTTGAAGCCGTCACAAATGCAATGGCAAAGGCCGCAGAAGGCAACACAGGCGCGCTTGCTAAATTAGGCATTGGTTTGACTGCCGCACAGCTCAAGACCATGAGCCTAGATGACATTACAGCCAAACTTGCAGATACCTTTGAAAATCAAGCTGCGGCAAAGGCCGACACATTTCAGGGCAAATTAACACGTTTGCAAATTGCTTTCGACGAAGGCAAGGAGACAGTCGGCGCGTTTATCCTCACAGCTATTACGCCGCTGGTCGAAACGATTGTAAACAAGGTTGTGCCAGCAATACAAGATTTTACAGAAAACATTGGCGATAAATTGCAGCCAGTATTGCGCTTTATTCAGCCTATCCTCAACGGACTTAAATCAGCGTTTGATAGTGTACGCGGGTCAATCCAACGTAACAATGAAGATTTACAGCCATTTTTTAACCTAATGGTAAACATTGGCGAGTTTGCACGCGATGTACTTGCACCTATTTTGGGCAAGACTTTGGGCGGGGCTTTTAGATTACTTGGCGGCATATTGTCAGAAATCATTGATCAATTTGCCAACCTTGTACGTTTGATAACAAATATTTATAATCGCATTAAAGGCATTATTGATGCTGTCAAAGGTGTTACGGGATCAATTGGTGGCTTTTTTAGCGGGGCATCAATGTCCACTGCATCAATGGCATCGACATCACAGGCTGCAATGATTTCAGCTGCACCATCAGTTGCAGTGCCTTATGTGCCATTAGCAGACGAATCAGATGAGCGGATGCGTCGCTTTGCAGCTGGCAGGACTACGAGCATTACAGTCAATGGGGCAATTGATCCTGAATCTACAGCTAGACAAATTGTCGGTCTGCTCAATGACTCATCAGCTCGCGGCACGCTAGGCGGTTCAGGATTGGTCTTTGCATGACCGCATATACACCCAGTTACAAGGTGCTGATTAATAGCGTTGAATTAACTGATGTGACAGTAGCCAACGTGACCATTACGTCAGGCCGCACAGATATCTATTCGCAGCCGGTAGCAGGCTATTGCCAGTTGCAATTGCTCAATTTTGACAACAGCATTTATGACTTCACAGTGGGCACAGGGATTACCATCAAGGTCACAGACTCAACTGCCGCGTATGTGCCGATATTTGGCGGTTACATTTCAGACTTTACGATTGCCGTCAATCAGACTGGTGCATTGGGTAATACAACCGCCGCACAAATTACAGCTTTAGGCGCATTGTCTAAATTGCCTAAAATTGTCGATGATGGCATTTTGTCACAGGATGAAGATGGCGATCAGATTTACAGCCTTTTGTCAGGCTACCTTTTGGGTCAATGGCAAGATGTACCAGCGGCAACTACGTGGGCTACTTATGTGCCCGCAAATGGCACGTGGGTTAATGCGCTCAATCTTGGCTTAGGTGAGATAGACCGCCCCGGCAATTTTTTACTTATAGCTCGATCAGCTAGTGAAACCGATGTTTACAGTCTTTGCTCACAAATTGCCAACAGCGCGCTAGGCGTAATTTACGAAGATGCCAACGGCAACATTGGCTACGCAGACAGCACACACAGACAAGATTATCTAGCCGCTAACGGATACACCACGCTCGACGCTAACCACGCCAACGGATACGGCTTAGCGGTCACAACCCGCGCTGGAGACATCCGCAACAAATACGCCATTACTTATGGCAACAATGCCAACAGCACCTATGTGGCAGAGGATTTAGACAGCATTGAAACCTATGGTCAATATGGCGAGGCTTTCCTTTCTAGCATCAAGGACACAGTGGATGCCGAAAATTTCGCAGATCGCATTGTGGCCTTACGTGCTGATCCGACCCCTAAATTTCAGAGCATTACCTTTGAACTAGGCAACGCTGAAATTGACGATGCCGACAGGGATGCCCTCATTAACATATTTATGGGTCAGCCTGTATGGATACAGAATCTACCTATAAACATTGCCGGTGGATCATTTGAGGGCTACATCGAGGGCTGGACGTTCAGGGCGAGCCTCAACAATTTGACCATTACGTTTAACGCGTCACCGGTCAATTTCAGTCAGGTTGCCGTAAAATGGAATCAGGTAAACGCAGCTGAAGCATGGAATACCATAAACCCAGCATTGACATGGCTTAACGCGATTGGAGCAGTAGCTTAATGGCAACAACAACACCAAATTTTGGTTGGTCAGTACCAACATCAACAGACCTTGTAAAAGATGGCGCGACAGCTATTGAAACACTGGGTGACTCTATTGACGCATCATTGGTTGATCTTAAAGGCGGCACATCGGGTCAAATCTTGGCAAAAAATAGTAATACCGACATGGATTTTATTTGGGTTACAAATGACGTTGGTGATATTACAGCCGTCACAGCCGGAACAGGTTTAACAGGCGGCGGTACAAGTGGAGCAGTCACATTATCACTTGATGGTACAGCTGTCATTGCACCGACAATTGTGGACGCAAAAGGCGATTTGATCACAGCGACGGCGGCGGATACGCCTGCGCGTTTAGCAGTTGGTACAAATAATCAAGTTTTAACAGCTGACTCTTCAACAGCCACCGGATTAAAATGGGCTACTCCATCAGGCGGCGGTAAAGTCTTACAAGTTGTATCTACCACCTATTCAACGCAATTTACAACTACCTCAAGCTCATACGTTGATACGGGTCTATCTGCAACCATTACGCCTACAGCATCAACCAGCAAAATTTTAGTTTTGATGACGAATAGTTTTGGCGTTACCCGCACGGGAGACGATGCTTATTTTGCATTTCAAATTTTGCGTGGATCTACAACCATTTTTCAGGGTAACGGAAATGAAGGTATTGCCGAAGCTAATCAAGCAAGCAATCTACGACAATTTTGGATTACCGACACGGCAACATTTCTTGATGCTCCTGCAACTACTTCTGCGACAACTTACAAAACAACAGTGCGTTCAGTAGGCGGCGGTACAGTTTATGCGCAATACAACAACGCTACTGGCCCTTCAATTACCCTTCTAGAAATTGGTGCATAATGACAGACTATTTAACATTGGCGATCAAATCACTACGTCCAAACAGTGAGTATTCATATGTGGACAATGATTATGCAACTATTGAGTGGCATGTCCTAGAAGGTAAAGCCCCAACACAAGCAGAAATCAATGCTGAAATTGCAAAAATTAAAGCAGATGAATTGACAACGGCGGAAGATAAGGCAGCTGCCAAAGCTGCTCTTTTGCAGCGTCTAGGCATTACAGCTGAAGAAGCAGCACTATTACTGGGATGACATATCCAACAGGCACAGCTGCGCTTGCAATTAGCATTGCTTTAGGTGAGCAAGGTGTAATTGAAGAACCGGAAAACATTACAAAGTACGGCAAATTTATGAAGGCCGACGGCCTGCCTTGGTGCGGATCGTTCTGCAACTGGGTACTGGCACAAGCTGGGGTCAAGAATCACAGCGTAGTTGGTACAGCTGCCGGAGCGCATAAATTTAAGGAAATGGCTCGATGGTTTAATGAACCTATACGTGGCGATTTAGCGTTCATGGACTTTCCGCATGATGGAGTAGATCGCATCAGTCATGTTGGCATTGTAGTCGGACGCGATGGCAACAATATTTTGGTAGTCGAGGGCAATACATCACGTGGCGGGGATCAACGCAACGGCGGCATGGTATTGCTTAAGGTACGCACAGCTGAGGTCATCGTAGGATATGGAAGACCAAAATACGTGCCCTATAAAGGTGAGTATCCATTGGTTGAAGTAGCAGCACCACCAAAAAAGGCAAAGTTACTGAAAGGTAAAAAATGAAAGAATTTAAGAAGATAGCAGCATCGTATGGTCGTTCATTTTTGGCCTCTTGCCTTGCCGTTTATTTGGCAGGCGTGACTGATCCAAAAGCTATACTCGGGGCAGGGTTAGCAGCTGTATTGCCACCATTGTTACGCTGGTTAAACCCAGATGACACAGGGTTTGGGGTCAAGGGGAAGTGACACCAACAGAGTGGACAGTGGTAATCACTGGCATCATTACAGTGGTTACTGCTGTCTATTCAATGATGCGCTACATGGTCAAATCCATTATGCGTGAATTTGCTCCTAACGGCGGCTCAAGCCTCAAAGATCAGGTCAATAGAATCGAAGCCCGATTGGATGCGCTTTACGACAAATTGCTTGACTAGCCTTTAAAATTAGGCTATGGCAAAACCGAGGCAAAAAAAGGTCATTGACCTAGACACCTACGCAGCATTAGATGCTTATGCCATTTGCCTGCACGAATACTACGGATCACTACGCAGAGCCGGCTTTGCAGCCGATATTGCTTTGTCCATGATCCAAGATAAATTGTCTTATCCGGATTGGATATTGCCGTCAATCCCTAACAAAATCGACAACATCCCCTATGAAGATGATGAGGATTGATGAGACGCATAGTTATCGTCAGTGACATGCAAATTCCGTTCCACGATACAAAGGCTGTAGCCAACCTTGTGGCCTTTATTAAAGAGTTTAAACCTGATGATGTAGTAACTATTGGCGATGAGATAGATTTCAATACGCTTAGCCGCTTTGCAGAAGGCACGCCGGAAGCCTATGAGCAGACATTGGGCGCAGATCGAGATACAGCTGTGCAAGTGTTAAAAGATTTGCAGGTTACGCACATGGTCAGGTCAAATCATAGTGATCGCATGTACACGCAAATCATGCGGAAAATCCCATCATTTTTATCTTTGCCCGAATTGCGCTTTGAACGATTTATGAAGCTAGATGAGCTGGGAATCAAATTCCATAAAAAACCATTTGCCATTGCACCTAATTGGCTGGCAGTACATGGCGATCACACACCTGTTAAATCACAAGGCGGTCTGTCTGCCTTAGAAGCTGCGCGCCGCTATGGTCGAAACGTCATATCAGGCCACACGCATCGCATGGGGAGATCATCATTTACAGAGGCATTTGGTGGTAAACAAGGCCGCGTGCTACATGGCGTTGAAGTCGGAAATCTGATGTGTTTAGCAAAGGCTGGATACATGAAGGGCTACGCCAACTGGCAAACCGGATTTGGCATTATGTACGTCGATGGCAACCACGTATCGGTGGACTTAATTTACATGGAAAAGGATGCCAGTTTCATTGTGGCGGGCAAACGATATGGATGATTTCAAGATAGACATTGTGCGATCCATTGATGACGCGGTGGACGCAGTCCTAGATGCTGGATTTGCTACTCGACACGCCGAAATTTGAGCGTAATCCTTGACCTTGTCAGGGTATTGCTTCACCCTTATGGCAGGGAGCGAAACACAGTAGCTTCCTGAACGGGAGCAAAAATGTATTCATTAGGTGAAGTTATGGCATGGACGCTGATAGGTGTGGCCATTGGATTTACTTTTGCCTACACGTTAGGCCGAAAAGATGGGCTACGTGAGGGCATTGCAATTGGATGGCGCAGAGCTACAAGCGTCAGATTGACACAGAGTGACCGCTAATGGGATTTCTAGATAATTACGAGACAGTCAATCAAAAGGTTCAACGCCTGCACGCTACTTATCCGACAAACCGGATTGAAACCAATATTATTGACTGGAATCCTGAAAAGGGTTACATCATGATCGAGTGCCGTATTTATCGCCATTACGATGATGACAAGCCAGCCGCAATTGATTACGCACATGGCATGGTTGGGGCTTACAACGTGCAGATGAAACGTTGGTATGTTGAGGACACAGTCAGCAGCGCAATAGGTCGATGTGCAAGCGTCGTGTTAGGTGCGGAGATGAAAGCATCACGCGAGAGCATGGAGCAGGTTGAGACCTTGCCAAAAGCATTTGTTGATGATGATCCATGGGCTAAGCCGATTTGGGATGAGTCAGGATTTACCACTGCAAAACAAGCTGTAGAAGCAATTGCGGATCAACTGGGTGGCGAACTTATGTCAGAAGCCCCTATTTGTAAGCATGGTCACATGTTATTAAAGGAAGGCACATCAGCCAAAACAGGACAGCCGTATCGAGGCTATGTCTGCACAGAAAAAACAAAAGCAAATCAATGTCCGGCTTTGTGGCTTACGCTTACAAGTGACGGCAAATGGAAGGAGCGCATCTGATGAGTGGTTTACACATGGAGATGCCCGACGGACGCAAAATCACCATCGAGGTTGATGGCACGATAATCCGCGATAACGACGAGATACCGGTTGATTTTTGTGATGGCTGCCAAAGCTATCGCCCAACTCATTTTGGCAAACACGTTGCAAATCAAGGACTATCAATGATTTGGCTATGTCAGGCGTGTAAATGATACGTGTTGATCTTGATGATGAAACACAGATAGCCATTACCATATTTGGCCTAATAAGAGCTATCAACTACACCGAGCAATGGCAAGGCAAATGGGCTAAACCCAACTATCAAACGGCAAAACAACAAATCAACTTCCCGCAGCTTGTGGATCAACAAAGCGATGCACTGGGCGCAGAGGTAGCAGTTGCCAAATATTTTAAGCAGCCGATTGATTTGTCTAACCTAAATTACAAAACAAAGGCAGATGTAGGGCACAACATTGAGGTAAAGCACACCAAATGGAAAGATGGATCATTGATACTGCGCGATCATGACCGGAAAGAGGACATTGCCATATTGGTTACAGGCTCAATGCCAAGATATTACCTATGCGGCTGGATACCGATTGCGGTTGCACGCAGGCCATCACAGAAGCGCAACGATGGAGCATGGTGGATAGGCCAGCAGGATTTACATCCTATGGGCAACCTTGTCAGGTCAATGTATGCAAATCAGCTATAACTGCCGCGTTGAAAAGAAAGTAACAACGCAGACGATATGCAAAGTAACCGATAACCTGCCGCCTTACATCGAGGTTGTGCAGTGTAATAGTTGTGGCGTATTGACTATCGCTGCCTTAGATAAGGAGACGGCCTACGATGCCCCATAAATATAGATGCGGAATATGTGCCGCTACCAAAACAATTGATGGTGCAAAAGGTGAGGTGTACCTTGTGCCACATTGTGATCGATGCACCTTGATGATGCACCTAGTGCCGGAAGATTGGGAGCATCACAAAGATGACACCGATATATGAGTTCAAATGCCCTGTATGCAGCACAAATGCAGAAGTCAAAGCTGCGGTCGATGAGTCCATTGTTTATCCATCTTGTCAATATTGCCTAGTCTTTATGGATCGAGTATGGACATCCCCGCCTGCTCACTTCAAAGGAACTGGATGGGGTAAAGATTGATGCCTGTGGATAACCTGTGTATAACACGCCGAGACAACGCTCAAAATTCTGTGGATAACTCAACCTATTTGACAGCCTTGCTACCATCCAGCTCCGAAAGCGAGCGCCTGAA